TGTAATCCGTCGCCGTCAGCTTGCGCCGTATAGTACAGTTCCACCGTAGCTGTAGCGCCGTCTAAAAGCGTTTCCGCTTCGCTGTCATAGTTGCCTGTGTATTCTACACCGTTACGCCCTACAATCAAACTTTGATTTATCCAATCCGCGCCGTTGTAATACAAATAATCGCCCGTCGTTGGCGTTGTAATCGTTACGTCGCTAAGTTCACGTAAGTTATCAGGCGCTGCATCCAAAGCCGCTTGCAAGCCTGTGACGTTGCTAATTGCAATGTTATCATTTACGAATTCGCCACCGCTGTATATAAGCACCTCGCCATCACTTGGCAAACTTGTATTTACGTCGCTTAAATCGCTTAATTCACTTGCGCCGCCTGCGTCGATTGCTGGAACCCATGTATCCGTAGCGGCGTCATAACTCAAAACCTGATTATCTGTGACGCCAGTCACATTAACATCGCTTAACTCGCCTAATTCAACGCCCGTTATTGGTGAACCTTGCGCAATCTCAAAACCGCTTCGGCTAATACGTACGTCATAATCAGACGCAATATTGTAAGCGCGTTGCGGTTCATCAAAATCAATAATCTCATTTAGGTATTGAATACTTTGAACGTTGACGCCGTTATAAGTTCCTTTTACGCGGTCAAGTGCAGCACGAACGGCAACAGACAAATCAATGCATTCGGTGTAACTTTCAGAATATACGTTTACTTCAATTTGCGCCGTGTCTAGCTTTGACGGTTCCGGCTTTGTGTCGGTGGGTTCGTTATTTGCAATATTGTAAACGACATAAGGTAACGCCGCGTTCTGTTCTGCTATCTCAGGGTAAACGCGCGTGCTAACGATGTCGGTAACGTCGGTTGAATTAGTCAACAAATAATAAATGGCTTTGCCTACTGTCATCTCATGTATCGTTCAAATTCTTTTCTTAACTCGGAATACAGCTTACTCCTCATTTTGTCTTGCACCGCTTTTTTTGCCTTTTCAAATTTCTTATAATTTGGATGGCTCGTATTTTTTCCGCCAAACGCATCCGCAAAATCCCCACCCTCTACAATATGCGCAAACCATGCGTCATATTTAGAAGCGTTTCGACCTACTTTTGGCCCTCCTAAGACCTTGCTTTTTGTATTGTCAGGCGTCCACGTTCCAACACTTTTGCGCAATGTTCCGGGTTCAATTTTTTTTCGACCTTTTACAAAAATGGTTTTTTTATAGTCAATAATTCTATTGCTTCCCGTTTTTAATGTGCGAATATAGATACCTACAACCTTTCGGTTAATCTTGCGCATTTCGCGCATGTTTTTATGATTAAACTTTATAGAATGGTCAATGCGTTTTAAAACCATTTCAAGGCCGTCAACATTTGCCATTGCGGGCGATGAACCACCACCCGGCATTGATTTACTAGTACCTATTTTTTCACTAATGCTGCCCATTATTCACCTCTTAATGTCGTGACAATTCGCAAGCCCTCAGCGCGTCCAATTTCTTGAATGCCTTCAATTTGGTATGTATCGCCGTTGTAGCTAACGCGGTCGGACGGTCGAATACTGGAAACGTCAGTTGAATAACGGATAATAAAATGTACGGGTTTTCGGCTTAATATTTGGTCGCTTTCAATGGTTTCCCTGTTACCTGTTTCCTTATATTGTATTTGCGCCCAAACCGTGGCCAATGTGCCCCACGTTTCGACACGCTCGCCATAAGCGTTCGTTGCTAACGTTGCGCGCTGCAATACAATTCGCCTGTCCATTTGCCCGAACTTCATACGGCTAAAACGTTTCGATATGGTGAAATTAACGAATGCAAACCCATCGGCAATTCATAGGCATTATTGCGCATGACCTGTTGACGGTTTTCGTACAAATGCCCAACCATTAAACGAATGGCGTGCAATATTGGTTCCGGTACGTCGGCTTCCGCGTAACCTAAATTCATATTGATTTGCACGGCGTGAAAAGTGTCGTCATACAATTGCGGCGGATTATCAAACGTAATGCGCGCTGACTTTGTTTTTATGTCGTACCAATAATTAGCGGTTCCAAGCGTTTGCGTGTCGCCGTTGGCGTCCGTGTATTGCACGCTGGTAATACTATTAACTGGGCCAATTGGGAACCGCGCGTTATAAAAAAAGTCGAGGTATCCAACAGCGGTAACGTCACCCAATCGCGTGTTGCAATAATCTTCAATCCATGCAATAGATGCATCACGCAAACTTGTAATTAACGTGTCTTCGTCGCTATGGTCGACGCGCAAATGCGCCTTTAAATCGGCAACCGTTATAACGCTATCCAGCGTCGGCGTGCCTGTTATTTCAACGGTCATCATGTCGCTAAAATACGGACAAAAAAAAAGGCGACCGAAGCCGCCCCTTTCTAAGAAGTGAACCAAATATTACGTCAATTGGGTAGCCTTCGCAAGTGCGCCGGGCTGGCGTACGTCGAAGTCAAAGAAACGATTAACGTGCAAAGTGATTTGCGCGTTTCCTGCTGCGCTGTATGGGTCAACAAGCAAGTCGATACCACCGAAGTACGCGAGGATACCACCCTGTGCAAAGTTTCCGAACAACATCTGACCAGCAGTTGTTGCAGCGTCTGCCAACAAGCCATTAACCAAATAAGGGGTCGCAACCGCACGGAAGCCGTTAAACTGGCCGTTATCCCACAATGGAGAAACCGAAGCAACCGCCGCTTCAGCTTTTGACAACTGATAAGCCAATGGAGACATTACGTAAACAGCGCCTGCCAAATTACCGCCATCTTCCAATACTTCAGCTTCCATTTGGAACGCCAACGCAGCATTCAAAGCGGTATCGCCTGAAGTAGATACGTTGATTGCTGATGAAGCAAGAATGGTATCAAAACAAGCGTCGTCAATGTATGCGTTCATTGCTGATGACAATTCGTTAGCAATAAGCGCATCAACTTCCGCACCACCTTGCAATACCAATTGCTTGCTGTAAACAGTCTTAGCTGTTACGCGCTGTGGGGTGAGGTTCAACTCGTCCATCTCCATGCCTGAATTTGCAGTGGCTTCAACCTCGGTTTTGTTAGCACCTGCTGCTTTCACGCTTACTCGTGGGAACTTGAGGTTGCCAGTAGCGTTTCGAATTACAGTAGTGCCCAAGCCTTCGATTACGGTTGGTGCTCGCAATGCTTCGATAGCGGCTGGTACGTTCACAGGGACGAATCCTGAACCGTCGCCGGTTGCGGTCGCTTGGAAGTTGTCGGCTGAACCAGCACGCAAAGCGACTGTAGGAATGGCAATCTGACCAGCCATTTGCAATCCTTGTGACCGCGCTTCTTTTTGAGCTTCAGCAGCCCATTCAGCCTCTGCGCCTTCCAAGTTTCGGCCGTTGGCAATTGCGGCAACAGCACGAGACAAAGAGAATGAACCGTTGACGCGCTCAATTTCTCTCTTTTCAGAGTTAGAAACAGAACCTGTTTGCGCCATGCGTGCAACCATTTCTTGTTCGCGTGTCTTGTGCTTAATCTTAACGTCCAAATCTTCAATCATGTTATCCAATTTGTCGCATCGTTCCTGCTCGGCCTCAGTCAACGAACGGCCTTCGCTATCGGCCTTTTGTCCAATACCTACGAATTCTTCGTAGTATGCTGAACGCTGGCCTTTCAAATCATTTAAAGTCATTGTTGTAAAATTTATTGGTGCTAAGTTACGCACCTCGTTTTTTATATTTTCAGGTTCTGCACGTTGTTCCGTTTCCGGCTCTTGCGTTTCCTGTTCGTCGTTCAATTCCTCCGCTTCCGTTACCGCCGCTGCCATGTTTCGAGCCGCAACTGTTGTTGTCGGGCTTGCTGGATATGTTACGCTAGACACGTCTAGTAACTTTCCAATTTTTGTGATTGTTCGCGTGCTTCGGTCTTCGCTCCATTCGTCCGCGTCAATCGTAAACGCAAATGAACTTTGCGTTATGTCGCCGCGCTTAATCAGCTTGTAAAGGTCTCGACCGTCTTGCGTGTCAGCCAATGCTGCGCGGTATCGCAAACCGGTTTCATCAACCGTCAATTCTAATGTGCCGTTCGTAGTTCGTGCCAATGGCGCGCCGGTATGATTAAGCAAAAAACGAACGTCGTCATTCATCACTTCATCAAACGCGCCGCGTGCTACGGATTCTTTAAAATATCCAAGGTCATACTCTACTTCAAAATTACTGGCATAACCTTCGACAACTAACGAATCATCGCCAGCCGCCCGCACTTCGGCGGTTCTCAATTCCAC